GCACAGCCTTAACGCATTCTAGCCCTTTTTCAGTGGGCAGGTAGTTATGTTTCCATACCCACTTGCCATTGTCTTCAAGATAGCCACCATCGACCAATGCCTTATATCCTTGTCGAGTTTCGCTATTGTTCCGTGTCCCCATGATTGCCTTTAGGCAGTTGGGATTGATTCTGCTAATGCGTAACATTCGCTCATCGGTTTGTGACATTGTTTTGATGTGGTTACGCATAGCGATAAATTCTTTTGCTAATTTCATTTGAGCAATTAACGCGTTTTTACCAGTAAGCCTGCCCGTGATAATTAACGCCAACTCTTCACCAAAAACATAAAACGGTCTCATAGTACCGCGCGTGTTCTTGTATTTTAACTCTGCAAAATTGCAGAGTTGAATTTCAGTGTCGTCAAAGTCTCTAACAATGTTTCTGATAGTGCGTAACACGCCGTCATGCTCACGCCCAAACAGCTCAGCCAATTTTAGGCTATCGGTTACTAACGCGCCGCTTTCTGTTTTTACTACTAATTCTTTCATTTTCAGAATCCAATAAAAAACCCCGCGTGTGCAATGTACAAGAAAGCACTAGAAGCGGGGTTTAGTCATAACGTTAGTTACGGGTTTAATGTCTTGTACACAGTACACCGATAACGTGCGCTCAGTATAACACAAGAAAGCCCCATTCAAGGGGCTAGTAGTTCGTTGCGTTGCTCGCCTGTGAGTACGCCTAAAAAATGGGCGTACTCGATAGCGGCTAGATAGTCTGGGTTGGCACTGAGTCTTTCTTGCATTGTTCCTGTTTAAGTTTGGCTTCACACCCCAGTTGCACGATTTCAAAAAGCGCAGGGTTAGTTCTTTTCCATTCGCTCACTAGGTTCTTTGGGCGGTTTATCATTTGCGCCATTTTTAGCTGGGTTAGTTTCATTCATTGCACCGTCTAATGTAGCCACCGTTATATTCAAGCGTAGAAACTAGAGAATAACAATCCTCATAGCTCTCATCAGCAACAAATTCATTGCCGCCATTAATAAATGGTAATGTAAAGTATAGGTTATTATCGCTAATTCTGACGCTTATTTTATCCCCATGATTTAAGTCGCCTATTTGTCTGGCTATGCTTTTAATGACACTGGCAATAGCCACCAGAACATCATTATTATTTTCAAATTTCATCACCCCTAATTTCACGCATGAAGATGGAAAGTTTTTTACTTGCTTTAATTCGCTCATTGCTTTTCCCTTATTTTCCTGATAATTCAGAGCTGTGAGTATCACCATATTTTGAGATTTCCTCATTATATGCTTTAATTTCTGGTGTAATTGTTCCGTCAAACTTGCTTGAATCCTTGGCTTTTTTATGCAGGTCTTTAAGGTAATCAGGAAAGTTATCAGCATCTAAAACCGTCTTTTTTGCAAAGCCAACCTTAGCGGTTTTTGTTGGCAACGGCTTTGCGTAATCTGCCGACCTTGTTTCTTTTTCTTCAGAAAAACCTTTTTCATTAGCATATTCCCGCGCTTGTTCTTCGGTTTTAAATGTGCTATCACCTATAGCAACCTCTCTTTTCCCAATAGGGGCAAATGTACCATCGCCATTTTTTTGAATACGCAGAAAATTATCAGGTCTTGATTTAATCAAGGTTTCTAATGCTTCATTTCTTGCTTTTCTAGCCGCCGCTTCTTCTGCTTCTTTTGCTTTTCTGGCTGCTTTAGCCGCTTCTTCGTTTGGCACTGGTGCTTCTACTGGCTTTGATAGGTCGTTATTCTCGCCATAAAACTCTGCCATATTTTTGTTGAATCCGCTTGCTGGTTGATTTATCTCTAATCCTGATGAATCAACCCATTTCCCAGTTGATTGATTAAATTTTTGGTCGTCTGCGTTATTATAATTGCTCATCATCTTATCCTCATTACCCGCCTCGGATTGGGACGTTAAAGATAGTTTATCCTGATTATCGTGATTAATCAAACTATTTGATGAGTTATTTTGTTGTGCTTCGGGCGAACTTTTCACCGTACCATTTCTATAGTCAGCTAAAAACTCCTGAAAAGACTTGTTTTCGTACTCTGGATTACTTGAAAATGCCTTAAACACCTTCCCGCCAGTATTTTCAGGTATTGGCTTTTTTGCTTGTTCGCTCTTGGCAACATCCATAGATAATGACTCTCTAACCCTGCGATTATCATCACTCATATAAGGCAAGCTATCGATATGCTCTATTAGATTGCTTTTGTCTGTATCGGTTAATTCCATTCCTCTAGGAAGTCGGTTATACGCACTGATAGATTCAAGTATAAGGCTTGGATGCCATCCTTGTACGGGCTTATTACCTACCGATTGCGTGTCGGTTAGTATTTCTGTGCTGGGTGATGTTTTTTGTGGTGATGCTTCGGGCTTGGAATTGTCGGGCTGGGGTTGGGTTGCTGGTGGGGTGTTGGGCTGTTGCTCGCTATGTGCGTTAATTAGCATTTGAGCGTCATTATTATCTAATTTCAATAATTTATTATCGCTCAATACTCCGCCCATACCTCCCGTGCTGTACCCAGACCTACTGATAAACGTCTCCTTGCCTTTGCCGCCAATCCTTTCTGATTGTTTGCCGCTTAAATCATGAACAACCTCATAAGAAATATCACCCTTATTTTTTCTTATAACTTTTGCAATTAATCTATTCGGCTGTAAATTTGATTTGATGAAAAAATAATCGCCCACTTGAAAATCACTGGCAATCGTTGGTTTTGTATTTGAAAATACCGTTTCCATACTTGGTTGGGTTGATTGCGATTGTTCAAGCTCCCTTCGCCCACCCAAAAACTTACCCATAACAGTATCTTCTATCGGTATCGCACCTGCGTCATAAAAGGCATCTGTGCCGTTAAATGCAAAAACACGCGCTTGCTCGCTATCCTTAACAACAACTACGTCATTTTTTCTAAACTCCAAAATATCAGCCGCACCAAACTTTGACTCAGCTTTATCAATAAATCTGGATTTTTTATTAAATTCTGATTTTCCGTCTTTCTGCAAAACATCATTCAAAAGCTTTTGTTTATGAAAAGAATAAGCCTCTTTCTGATTTTTTGGGTTATTTAGTCGCTCGTTTTCTTTGGTATTTAATTCATAGGCTTTTTGAGTTGCAACATATTTATTTCCATTTTTCTCTAAAAAACCATTGGCAACAAGCGTGTCAATATCTTCTTGAGTGGGCTTTTCTTTTGAGTAGCCAATATTTAAAGCCGCTTTTTGCTTGGTGGTTAATTCAATTTCTTCAGGTCGTCCACTAACCGCATCCCGCAAATGCCCATCAGGAATATCACCAGTTTTAAGGTACTTATTTGCAAAATGGTCAGACTGCCCTGTTTTTGTACCTAGGTTGCGATAATCGCGCTCATTACCACCATGTTTCTCAGCCCCAGCTTCGGAAATCTTACGCCCTGTTTTTTGTCGTTCTGATAGCTTCGCAGGGTCATTAAACGCCTCCTTAAAGGTTTTCCCTTTCATGTCCGCGCCGCCACCTTTTAAGATTTTCCCAGTATCAGTATCGATCTGAAAATGGCGACCTGAACCCTCTCCAGTTTGCGCGTTAGTGCCACCACCAACAGTAACCCACTTAGCACTATCCTCAAAACTACGCCACCTTAACGGCATAACAAACGGTTTAAACTGCAATACTTTCATAATTTTCACCAAAAAAACCCCCAATAAAGGGGGCTTAGTTATTTCAAATGTTCTTCGTAGATTGTGCGGGTCTTAAAACGCGTCGCTGTTGGGGCGTGATAATACCTAACAATATCGCGGTTAAATTCTTCGCTCTCGAACAACTCTACAAATCCTATACCGTGACAACGACGGATTATTTCATCAACTACACTGTCGCCTGTGGGTTCTCTACCTTTGTCGATGTCGCTAAGTAGCGCGTATATTCCATAATACCTAACGATGACTGCTCTAGCCCTGCCACTGTCAATAGCTTTTTCATTGCTTCGCTGGGATTGTCCTTGTCGATTCGGTTCAATCGTTGAGTTCGCGCCCACAAGATTAAGGTAAAAAAAATCAGTGTTCCGTATGCCTCACTCATCACACTGGGTTCTAAATCGCCCCGCTCAATAGCAGTGTCTAACATATCACTTTCACCGTCAATGATAACCGACACGCCACGTCGCAACTCATTCAGGAACTTAGTGAGCATAGGCGCGTCATTCTTTGCCGCCTTTTTAAGAACAGGGTACGCGTAAGTGGATTGTAGTTCCATTGGTACGCCAATTAATGAGGATTCAATCTCGCTAAACACGTCCGCATTGTCTTCAAAAAATGCGTAACTGATTGGCTTAGCGTGGAACTTTACCCCATCAATAGCAAACACCACATTGAAGTTTCTATTTATTTTCATGGTGCTACGCTACTAAGTTGACGTTCATTGTACCCATGATTTCAATGGCGAAATCTTGGTTGGGCGAAGCGGTAGAGCTGGTCAAGTCCGCCATTTTGGTAATAGCCGCGTTAAGTATCGTTACCCGATGATTTTTAAACATCGTTTGCACTTCAACATCACCAATTTTTGAATTGATCGTGGCTTGATTATCCCACTCGTTAGCAACTGGACTACCTGCGACAATGTTCAAGGTGATACGCACTTGCACATAATTCATCAATGCCCAGTCAACTTCGCAATTCAGAGGAATTGCTTTAGTTGGTTCGGTTTGTCGGTGAACTTCTACGCCTTTGTCGTTAAAGTCGCAATTCTGGAGGTTAAGGTGCTGTCTATCTTCTGACAGGCAGCGTAAACCAATGATTCTTGCTTGTGGTGATTCTATTTTCATGATGATTCCTTATCCAAAAGAGACGATTAATTTAAAAACAACTTCACGCAAGCCGATACGGAGGTTAGCGTAAACCGATAAACCTGTGTAGCGTTTAGCCGCGTAGTCGATTGGATTTGCCGCTTTCCACGCCCAATAGTCTTCTGCTAAAACTGTAGTTTCTTCACATACCCCAGCAGCCGCCGCTGCATTGACAATACCTTGTGCTGTGGTTCGCAATTCATCAATACAGTTTTGCCCACTCCAGTCATTGAGTGATAACTCCATTCCCGCCTCATTTGCCGAACGAAAGATACGCCGCGCTATGCCTGTATCGAGTTGATAAATCAGGTAATTTTCTGCCCATTTTGACATGACATCGATTTTGCCGCCGCTGCCATCATTGACCGTCAAACACGCGTTGTTAATCATATTTCCAGATATTGCTGCTTCGGCTGTGTCTGAAATATAAGTAACATTTTTGGCATCAAACTCGTTAAGCATTGCAATTGCGGGTTGCTCAAACGGGTACGGCAACTGGTTGCTGGTTTTGTATAACTGCTGCTTTAATCTGTCCGCTGGTGTTGGGATTTGCGAAACAAACAACGCGCCTATTTCAGCCGCCGCGTGATTAATAGCGTAAACATCGGGCGATTCAGCGACAATCTGAACGCTGTACAAATTATAAAAAAGGTTAAAATTGGCAATTTCACAGGGTACGATAAACAGCGACCCCTGCGTTTGATTGTAAAGCGTACACAATGCTGCTAAGTCTGATCCATCGCAACCACGCGGCAAAATATACGCGTGATTGATTAATGGGTTGTCAGCAATATAAGCGGCTAACTCGGCGATTGAACCCGCTACCGATGCAGACCCCGCTTCAAATATCGTCACGCCGTATTTTGCTTTTTTAAAATACTGAGTGAGCATCAAATTTAATTCATACGCGCCAGCGGATAGAATCTTGCCTAGGCTTGTGGCTTGAGTGTATGGGACTTTGCTAGGAATGTAAGTAAAGCCATTAGCCGATATAAAGTTCATGCTTACCGTGCCGTTGTAATCAGCAGGTGCGCACTCTTGAATGGTCATTAGCTTACTATCGACTAGCAAGTGGTTTGAAATAGTTGTGCCTGTGATAACGTCAAGATAAGCGATTGCATAGCTCGGAGTTAGTGTTGACAGTTCGCGCCCCCAATAAACGGTATTAGCGTCACTCGCCCAGACTGTCTTGACACCATTGTACTCACTGGCACTTGTTGCACTAATTAAGGCATCAAACGGCGCGGCTGTTGGTAGCCCATGACTTGTAATTGTCGCTACTGCTAGGTGCGCTTTAGCATTAACGGCAGTTATTGCACCTACGGGCGCGTCATCAGCAATAAAAATAGTTGTGCCATTAACTACCGTGGCAAGTTTTACACCATTTAGGTATGACGGAGCTAAACCTGATACACCTAAACTCACCGACATAACGGGCAATGTTTGCGCGGCTGTTGTCAATTTAATAGTGCTATAGCTTACTGATGCGGCAGGAGCGGTGTCAGTGTTATAGGTAAAAACATCGGCGGTCGTGACTGTGATAATGCGTTCTACGCCGTCAACAATTGCCGCAACTTTACCGACTGTCATACCGTGCGATACATCGGTAGCTGTTACTGTGTCACCGACCACAACAGTTGTTGCAGTGCCAGAAATGGCGGTAGCGGAAGATATAACGGTGTCAGAACCAACAAGTGCATTTAAACCCAGGTGGAACGCTTCCAGTGTTGCAATGGCAAAACTATCGGCTAGTTGTAACTGACCGCCAGCTAGGTTATTGACCGTCACCGATTCGCCAGCAACTAAATCAGTGCCGCCGCGTGACACGATACACGCGCTTTGAATCCATGACGGCAGTGGCACGGGTGCGAGCGATACATCCTGTCTGACAATATCGGTCGTTGTGTATGGTTTTTGGGTTTGTGCAGGCATTATCTTATTCCTTAATCAGTTGGGGATATTTGCGTTTAACTTCGGCGATAGTGTACAGATATTCATAATAGCAAGTACAGTTTATAGCTTGTGCGGGTTGTTCTGGCACGTCTTCCATGAAACTGTTTTCGCCTTTATTTAATAGTCCGTCTTTGTATGCCCATGAGTCGCGGATAACGAAAGGCTCTTTGTTGCGTTTCCAGTGGTCGGGGCGCGATTGATAATAAGACGTTGGAGGGTGTGAGTGCCATACTGCGACAATTGCCCCGCCTTGTACTGCAAGGGTTTCGTCAATTGCCGCGAGCATCTTATGCCCTTGATCTATCGCGCGTCTACGGTGTTCGTAGTCTAGTTGCTTGCTTATCGGCTTTGTGATGTTTTTGTAAATGTCTGGCAACGGTACATCCTGCTGTACGCCATCCATTAGCCACCCGCTAAGCCGTGCGGTCGATACATCTATCGAATTAGGACGCTCTAAAACTATCAAGTTAATGTTAGCCTTGATTCGATTCGTTAGCATATTCCTAAATTGCGGCTCTATCGCTTTTAGTGTTAGCGGAGCAATACCTCCGTGCCGCTTCAATAGTTTGCCGCTGGTAACTTCTTTATTAAAGAGCTTTCTTAGGTGTGGCTCTATAACAGACGCGGGGGTTTTGCTAAACGCCGTCCTTAACGCTTCTTTCTTAAACAAGTTTGCCCAATACTGGATGATGGTGTCAGTCATACCGTTTTTAGCAATGTCTTCAATTGCTTGTTTGATGATAGCGTTTAGTGTTTTCATGTCGCTATTGTAGCATTTTTTTTGCTAGGCTTTTTTGGGGCGTGAAGACGATATTAATCTTTAATATCTGCCCCTTCTTCTTCTCCAAAAGGCGTAAATTCAAGTTCATCTTGCGGTATCGATAAATCAGCACTAAACAGATTATCGGTTATTTTCAACTCATTAATGTTGTCAACATGAGTTTGCAGTAGCTCGCTCAATGCCTGTGGGTTTACCCCAATTGCCTGTGCTAATTCTACCAATTTTTGACTAATGCCAACTTTGCGCTCTGATTCTTCGATTAACTGTAAATCAGTTTTTGGTGATAATTCTGGAAACTCGAAAACAGCCGTTTCTATCCACTCAAGAACACAAAAACTCATACTTGATTTTCGGTAATCGGGCATCACACGGATAACGCTATCGAACCACGCGCGATTGTTCCACGCCACGGACATAGCTATTTTGTCAAGCGTGGCAAGGATAGGGGTTAAGGCGGTTTGGTGCTTTATCAGGCACTCTTCTTCCTTGGCTTTGTCGTTATCACCCTCGCTCAGTCCGCGCCCCAGCATGAGGTTTCTCAGCATCGTGGACGGTATGCCGTCACTGCTTGCCATTGCGATATTGTCAAGGATGATACCGCGCACGGTGTCCAGCGTTTGCGACAAGTGCTGTAAATCAACAGTTTCTATAGCTTCGTCTGTATTGATAACAACCGTCTGCCCCGTGCGTAAAAAGTTTATTTTTTGCGCTATGGTGCTAAGTATTGATTGATTTTGATTGCTGATTAGCAACCCGCCGTTATTGTTCTTTTTATGCACCATTAGTGCAATTTTTTCGTTTGCCTTGCTAACAGCCAAATCATTTTGTAGAAACTCTTGCAGATACTTTAGCGGTCTCTCATAGCTCGATTGTGGGGCAAAGCCGAATGACGGCGTGGAATAATTGAGTGATAAAACTGGCTCGAAAGGATTGACAACAGTGATACAACGGCTAGAGTGATAAGCAACACCTCGACAGCGGATAATAGAGTTAGGTTCAAAATAGTTTGAAGCGTTTGGGTTTTGATTTGCACGGATAGAGCCTACCATCTCAAGAGGTGTTAAAACATTTAACCAGATTGAATCATCGATATTCATCATGTCTAGTGGCTCGTGTGGCTCGCCGCAACCGCCGATGATAATACCGCCTGCCCCGAAGCATTTAGCCACGGCTAACAATTCCCCCGCCTTAGTTTCAATTTGCATATTTTTAATAATATGCTCTAGTCGTTCTACTGCCTCCTCTGGGGCTTTAGTGTTTGTAACCTCTCGTTTTTTTGCAAGTGCCTTGTCAATAGGCATTGCTATCAACGCATTGCCAAGCGGGTGAAACCTCCTTATTGTCTGACACATAAAGTAATCGAGCTGTGTTGCCTCAATTATTCTATTTCTCGCGTCAACATAGTTATTAGTAATCATTGATGTCACTCACAGTAAGTAATGCTCCGTAGCAAAATGTATCGAGTAAATCATCCGCGCCGTTATCAATTCCGATTCTGAACGCGCCAATTTGACTTAATAAATGGTTTTTTCTATCGCCCTTAACCGCCATAACTTTATTAAATGCGTGTTCGGTGATTTTCACTTTGCCATTATACACCGCACCACTGCAAGCAATGGCACGCCCTGATTTGCCGATAGCTGTCATTTTACTAGGGAGCGGTTTTAGGTAATGCCCAAGTTTTTGTAAAAGCATCGTGCCGCTTGCCTTATCCTCTACCCACGCAGTCATCCCAGCCCGTGGATTGCAGATATTTGAAAAATGTCTTAGTTGTTCGATTTGTGAGGGTATCCACTCATCAAGAAACGCACCTTGTATTTGTACTAAATCCCAGTCAAGGATGGTTAGTTGTGGTGTCGGATAAATATCGAACGAAAAAAATGTAATAGCCGTGCAGTCGTGCTTTTGACCGTCTTTGATTGCGGTATCGATAACGCAGAACACAGAATTGCTAGATGCTGGCATTTTTACTGGCTTGCCGTCTGTGAGTAGGTTTTCTGTGTTGAATAGCGACATACCCGATAAATTGACAAACTCACCGTCAACATAAAGACGCGCCAATTCGGGGCTGTAATTTTTTAGGATGCTGTCTATGTAGTCAGACGGCAAAAATGGGTTACTGTATGTACTGGCTTTGATTATTTGATAGCCATCTTGTAATTCTTTGCCCCATTTGTCGTAACAAAACCCCTCTTCACCCTGATCTAGCGTGGTCACGCATCCTACTGTATTCCCATAAGGGTGCAGACACACCTGCCTATTTCTTTCAACTACTTTACGCCAGACAAAATCGGCTTTTTCTTTTTTAAGTGTATCGAGTTCATCAACGATTGAGTGAGCAACTTCGTACGCTACGATGCGCTCTGGGTTGTCATAGCTCCTGAAAATAATACTCCCATATCCGTGCAGTCTTATGATGTTCTCTGACTTGTTAAGCGAAAAATCTGACTGAGAAAACCCATAACTTTCCCGTAAATCCTCGATAACGCCAGTTATGCCTCGCAACCTAAGAAGGTCGTAGGTGGGCATATAATACGCACCGTTTGTGCCAGCATCACTTAGCAATAATTTTATTATTCTGCCAGTACCGCCTTTTGTTTTTCCGCTTCCCAGCCCACCCGCTAATAGCGGGAATTTAGAGGCGGAAAAAATAAAATCATGCTGTGGGCGTGTCAGTTGGTTTGTTATTGTTAGCATCGATCACTTCAAATATTACCTTGCGTGGCGGGGTTTCATTATCTTTCGACTTATCACTCTCCAGCATCCCCAACACCTTAGCCTTTAAAGCCACCGCCGCAACAGCCGCAGAACATTGGGGTTTTTGTGCGTTTGAGAGCGCAATATCAACAATATCATCCAATTGTTCGATAATATCAATTTTGGCTATATCTTGAATTTCCTTACGGACGCGCGGAACAAACGACACCTTGACATCGGGAGCATCAAGGTCGTCGCAAAGTGTGGAGAGGTCGCTTGTGTTCGGGTCGCGCTTGTTTGATGACATTACCTATTTTAATAAGTCCCAGTAAAAATTAAATCGTTTAACTCTATCATCAAGCCCAATAGCCCCACCATTTACCAGCCTAGTAACAGCCAAAACCGCTTTTTCAGTCGGTTCTCCACACACACGCCACACTTTGCGCTCGTCAAAAAACCACGCCGCGCTTGTTAGTAGGTAGATGGTGCTTATTAGTTCTGGATTGCTATCGACTGGCAGCCCCATTGATGCAAAGAAGTCCTGTTGGTTATCAGTTCCAGTGATTTGTAGATACCCGCGCCCACGCCGATAAAAACCACTGCCGCTACGTTCGTCCCCATTACCCATACGATTAGCGTAAACCCGCGAACCGACTAATTCAGGCTTGTGTGCGTAGTTAGACGCGATAGCGACACTGGGGAAATACTTGGGGAAAACTTGTTGCAACCTGGTTGCGCTGTAATTCAGATTCTCTACCACCGATTTAAAACCACCGCTCTCATGGGCGCATTGACTAAGAAAATGAGCAAGTTGGCAAGGGGTTAGGCTGCGCTTTTGGATTATTGCGGGTAGCTCTTCAAGCAAGGCGATTTGTGGCAGGTGTCCGCGTAGCTTTTCAATATTAATCATGCTGTTTCTCCAGTTCCGCAAAATCCTCGCAATCATCTTTATTGTCCCCTTTGCCAAAAAATACAGGGGTTGTTGGTGTCACAGCAGGATAAACACATTCGCCGCGTGACTGGCAAAAATTATTGTGGCAGTAAAAAACCCTATTATCGCGTGGCATTATCACTCTCCATTTCAATTAAGTTTTTAATTAGTTGCGTACGCTGTTGAAAAGTCTTAACCATGTACACCGCGCCGTCTTTTGATGTTACTGTCCAGCCGTTGAATAATTCTGACTTGATACCGTGCTTTTGCTCTAATTCGTTAAGGTCGCGTTGTGCGTTCATTTCTTGTCGCTCGTTGCGACTCCGACAAACCCAGCAAGCGCAATGCCTAAAGTTACGATTGCTTCTGACATTTCAGGGCTAAATTTTGCGCCTGCCGCTGTGGCAAATAAGATTAACCCACGCCATGTGCTAGCTTCTTTTAATCGCTCACGGGAATAAAGCAAAAAATCATTCATTGTCATCACCTTTGCATTCTAAATCATTGCACTCGCGTGGGCAGAATATCATTTTTTGAGCTATATTTTTTCGATTTAATTCACTGGTCAACGCTCTTTTTTTTTGATAATGCCAATTTATTAAAAAAGTTGCTGCGCCTAGCAAAACACCAAAAGCGGGGGCATTGTTGTTTAGCGCGGTTAATATGCTGCCGCTCACCGCTACCGCGCCGCTTGATGCGTAAGCAATTGCGCTTGTTATGTCGCTTGTTCTTATGTCGATAGCCATTGCCAAAATCCTTAAAAAATTTAATTTTAGCATAAACAAGCTCGCACGGACAAAGCCCGTACGAGCGAAGAAATTATCGAACTACGGAGAATTTCACAGCTTCGGGCGCGGGCTCTTGCTCTGCGACTATACGCATATAGCCGTCATTCAAATACGCACTAGCGTCGTTATCATCATCATTGCAAATCGATAGCAACCAACGGGCTAACATATTTTCTATGTGCCCGTCAGTCATACGCATGGTGTCAGTGAGTGCTGTTGTACAGGTAAACGTGCCACTGACTTCGCCGCCTTTGCTATCAACCATGCCTAGCCCTGTGTCATAAAGACCTTTGCCGTCGCAATCAGAGCCATCTAACATCGATTCACCAAGAGCATCAAAAACCCTAGTGATTACACGATGCGCTTTGTTTGCATCATCGCCACACACACGACACAGCCATTCGCCCACTGCTACAGCCCAGTGAGTGCTTTTGAATAGAGCCACATCATGGATATTTGTCGAGCCTGTTATTTTAAATTCAATAGTATTTCTTTCTCCGTTCGTCCTTATCTTTAGCTTAATACTGGTGGCTGCGATATTACAGATCATAGGTGTATTGTCGAATAGGTCTTGTGTGCTTACGTCTCTTTTATCTTTCATTTTTTGAATCCTCTATTAACTTAAGTTCTTTTTTCTTCCAGTAGTCGGCTTTCTTTTTTGCCGCTATAGATTCTTTGTTTTTTAATCGATACTCTTTCCCTTTTTCTGCGTAAGCAGTCTTGTTTTTTTCGTAGCGTATTTTTTCTTTTTCTCTCAATTCTTCTTTGTTTTTCTCGCGCCACTCCTTGTTCTTATTTGCTATAGCATCTTTATTTTCAATGGCGTAAATCCTATTCCTTTCGGTAACTCTATTTTTATTCTCAATATAATATTCACTGTATCTTTGCCTTAGCTGGATTGCGTTTCTTTCTTGCCACGCCTTTTTTTTCACGGCAATTGATTCTTTATTGTTCTCCCTATACTTCCTTGATTTAATTGACTCCTGCCGTTTGTTTTTTGCGTAAATTTGTTTTTTATACGCCTTTTTTACTCTTCTATCCCTGTCATCTCTACCCTCTCCATCTGAAAGAATGACAGTAAGAACACCATCACCCCCTAGAGTTAAATTATAACCTTCTCCGTTTTTATGGAACGTGTTGAATTTTTCAATCGCTTCTATTTCTGCAAGGCACAACAATTCCCAATTATCAACGGTAGCTAATACCGTTAAAACTATATTTTCTATTCCATATTTTTTTATTGCGTGATTAACCGCGAATTTATTTCTTGATTTTTTGCAATGCTCTTTAAATCTTATTTCTGCGGTTTGTGAGCTTATTCCGATGTATTTTTTGCCATTAGGGAATGACAGTTGATATAGTTGCATTTGATAAATCCTTGAGTAGTGGATTATTGAGTAAATGATGGTGTGGTCAATGAATTACTCAAATTCACTTTCAGCCGCTAAGCCTAGACCACATTAATATTATACACCTAATATTAATAACTATATTAGCAATCATATTAATATTATTGCGGAAAAGCTGGTGTGTATCCCTCGGTTTTAAGGTGAATCTCACGATGGCACTTATCACAGCAAAGCATTAACCAGCTAAGCGGCTCTGTGCCTAAAACTCGCGGGTAGCGTAGATGGTGTACTTCCCGCGTTCTTGCCTTGCATTGAGTGCCATTTTTCTTTGCCTGACAAACTCCTTTATCTCTAAAATGTACTTGTCCGCGTTTTAGCCTCCAGATTTCTGTTAGCAGGTATTGTTTGTATGTCATACGGCTTTAGCCATGTTAGCAGATCTAAGCAACTGCCCACACGATTTACTACAGCTATACCGCTCTTGTTGCCCGACTGTCGTTTTAAATATCGCGCCACACCAGCAAGTTTTAAAAACTCTAGGGTGGTACGGTCTTCTTTTTTCGCCCTTTCTAATGAACTTGGGTTTTTCTTCTTTGACCATCGTTGGCAGTTCGATTTTTATCCGCACACGGTCAAAAACAGTTGCGTGGAAAGCGACAGAACCCGCGTAGATTGTGTGAGGCATGGTTGCGTGGAAGCCTTGCTTTGTGGTTTGTATTTTTTCAATCACTTGACCCCCTCGAACTTAGTACACCCACGCGCTGAATTGCATTCACTATCCACAAACAGCAGGGTAAAATGCACTGAACGATAGCCGCCGTTAAGTTGATCGTGCGCTAACTGTTCCGCTTTCGCAGTTGTTCCGCCGCGCTGAATGTAATCGCGTATTTTCTGGCATTGCCCTAGGTGGTCGCGTGGGGTTTCCCTGTCTGAGACAAAGTGTTTACAGGTTGATGTCATTGAATTTCCGCCCGTGTATTGTTTCGTGGCAACTTTTGCACACAGTTAATAGGTCGCTAAAATTTTCATCAAAAAGCCTATCGTATGTCATGTGGTGAACCTGTAGGTTATCCAGCGAAAAACACAAACGGCATTGATGCTGATCTAGTGCTAACCTGTTTTGCTTTTTCCTGTTCCATTTGTCGGTGGTCAGATAAAGCGTGTATTCACTAAATACTTCTTTTGGTATTTTTAGAGCGTATTTTTTATAAAAGCCGTCCTCAGTAAGCTCTTTGCAGTCATTAATCAGTTTTTTTAAGAACTCATTATTTGATGACTGGCAATAGCTAACAAAATAATCAGGTACATAATTAATAATCACACTAAGACATTCTTCGCACACCAGTCGATAGCTTGTATATTCATTATGTTGCGTTTTAATTAGTGCCATGTTTCCGTGATCGTGCTTTTTGTACTCCCCTCTGAGTTTATGTATTACTTCTTTTATTTTAAATTCAGTGGTATCTCCGCTTTTAAACTCCAGTTCATATCCACATCCATCAGCAACAGAAGACTTTAGCAATTGACCAATAAAACCACCACAAGCTGGACAATACTGCCTTGTTACAACGCGCCCTATTGAATCTAGGTATTTACAATACTTAAACCCATCAGTGGCAGAACAAACACCGCATTTCATTTGATTAATTCCCAATTACTCTATAATATATGTAGCTCATTCTGCCACAAAAAAGGAAAATACACAAT